AAGGTCCTTGCGTCGTAGCCATAAACAGCACCTACACCAAAATATTTAAACTCATAGGTAAGGGCGTAGTTTCTGATTTTCTCGTATTGGCTGTTTTTGTATGTGCTAAATACAAAATCTTTATAGCCTAAGCCAATTACATGGTTTTCATTGTGGTTCTGTCTTTTGTAATTAGGGTGTTTTTTGCTGAATTCGGCGTCAGATTTCTCGATGTGGTAACTATGCAACCCGTAATAAAATGAATAGCCCCCCGCGAAAAGATCGCTAGATATAAAAAATGCAAATAAAAAGAAATATTTAATCATATTGGTCACTTAATCTTTGTGTTATTTAAAGGCTAGTATAACTTTCAAGCCTTTCACTGATAAAAACCATCAAAAGTGTTTGCATTTTGTTTCAATTAGTTATAATAGTTAAAACTAATAGCGGGGCTATTGGTAATTAATTTTCTCAATGGGGTTGAGATGAGTTTATTTGAAGGCGTAGAACTAACAGAAGAGCAGAAAGCGGCTATTGAAGCTAATGCACAGAAGCAATACGAGGGTTTTGAGAGTCCTGATGATGTGAAGGGCTTAAAAACAAAGCTTGAAGAGTTGCTAACAGAAAAAAAGAAAGCCGCCGAGGTGGCTAAGATTGCAGAAGAAAAGGCCAAAGAAGAGGCTTTAAAGGCTGCAAAAAAGGACGGTGATATTTCCGCATTGGAAAAGAGCTACCAAGAAAAACTAGCAGAAAAAGAAAAAGAAATTAATGGTATCTTAAATAGCCAGAGACAATCAGCATTAAAAAGCGAAGCCACTAAAATTAGCGCTGAATTGTTTGGTGAGCGTGCCGGTGCGTTCGAGTCATTGGTAAAAGACCGCCTAACATTACAAGATGGACAAGTCCGCGTACTGGATAAACAAGGCAATCTTGTGGCCAATACATTGGACGACCTAAAGACAGAGTTTAAAAGCGATCCTTCATTCGCTCCGGTGATTGTTGGGTCAAAATCGAATGGGGGCGGGGCCTCTAATTCTATAGGACAAGGCGGCGGGGCTGCTAAAAGTCTAAGTGAAATACCACTAAATGACAGTAAGGCCCGACAGGCTGCAATCAAACAACGCCTACAGAATAGAGGAATCTAACCATGGCATTATCAGATATGACAGTTTTCAACGAAGAACTGTACTCTTTAATTTACGAAACCACCGACCAATTAATTGATAAATTTAATGCTGCTTCTAACGGCACCATGACTCTTACCAATCTTGCAAATCGTGGTAACTATAAAAATATCGCATTCTGGAAGAATCTAGATGCTGCTCAGGGTCGACGCGATGTTAACGGCTCAGGCTCACTGGCTAGCACATCTTTAGCGCAAGGTGAATGGACGGGTGTTAAGGTTGCCGGTCGCTTTGGTCCGGTTGGTTGGGACCAAGCCCAAATTACTTGGATTCAAGAAAGCCCGGAAGAGGCGTTGGACGTAATTTCTAATGCTGTAGCTGAAAATATCTTAAAAGATCAGCTTAATACAGGTATTTTATCTGCCGTTGCGGCAACTAGTAACAATGCCGCTGTAGTTAATGACGTATCCGCTTCTGGCAAAGTCACCCAGCAAGCCATTAATGGCGGTTTAGCCAAGTTTGGCGATAAGTCTCAAATGATCCGCGCCTTAGTGATGACTGGTGTTCAATATCATGAGCTAGTAGGTCAAGCGATTGCTAATTCCAATAACCTATTTGAGATCGGAGGCGTGGCGGTTCGAGAGGGTGCAGCATTTGGCCAAGGTCGCCCGATTATTGTTACTGATGCGCCCGCCCTTCGTGAGGCTGGTAGCCCTGATAAACAAAAAGTATTGGGTCTAGTAGGTGGCGCTATCCAGATAGAGGATAATCAAGACTTTTTCTCGAATATCCAAACTAATAACGGCAGCGAAAACATTGGTCGCACTTTCCAAGCGGAATACACATTTAACACTCAGTTGTTAGGTTATAGCTGGAATACTGGTGCGGGCGGTGCCTCTCCGTCTGATGCTGCTTTAGGTACTGGTACTAACTGGCCTAAAGTGTTTGACTACGATAAGAATACTTTGGGTGTTCAGATCATCGGTCAAGAATAGTACACAGCCCCTTCGGGGGCTTTCTCTTTTTAAGGTAGCAATATGAAGATTTGGCTATTAGAAGGCCCATACTTTCGATATAAAGAAGACGTGGCGAAGCTAGCACAAGAAAATAATTTACGAATCATTGACTCTCGATTGGCTTCGGTTAATGATTATAAATACGGTGTTGTGGCAAATTCCAAAGACTGCCCGAAAGTAGCGCTAAAACCAGAATATAAGCCAGCAAAGAAAGCCACTAAAAAGAAAGTGGAAGCAGGCGAAGAATAAAGAGGTAAAAAATGTCAGCGCCAACTAGATCAATGAGTAGGCAGTATTTCCAAAGCCTAGAGCCACAGCCATTTATTAATGTTCTAACGGTAGACGGGACACCTACAGGTGATTTTCTAGCAAATGGTGACTATTCATCCACGGCACAAGACTTTTCTTTTACATGCCCGGATCATGCGTATGTGGAGGTCAACGAGTTGAGGATCATTGTTTCAGATGGCGGAACACCATCCCGTACCGAGTATGGTAGTTTAAGCACTAGTCTGGCCGTAGGTGTTCGCGCATTCTACCAACAGTTCGGCGAACAAGAAGAGGATGTAACACCAGCACTAAGGCCCATTCAGGCCAATCAGGACTTTGAACGAATTGCTACGGGCTTAGACTTGATTAAATATTCCGGCACAGATTCGCGCGCCTATTCGGTGCCGTTAAATGGTTCAATCAAGCTTAACCCTTTTGATTTATTCGCAATCCGCCTTAATGATGATTTTACTGGATTGCTCGATCACCAGTTTGTAGTTATCGGCAGTTCAAGGGGTTTATAATGCCTAGTAATAACCCCACACGTAACGAATATCTAGCAGTGCTGGCTAATCCAAAAGATACGCGCAATGCTACGTTCAACCAAGGAGCATTTCTTGCTGGTGTTGATTACACGATTACAAGCGGATCAAGTGATTATGTAGTTTTGACCACTGGCAATGCAGAAATTGTTTTTTCTGGTTTTGATGTTCTAACCAGTTCGGGCAATGCCACAATACAGTTATTTGAGGGGCCAACTTTTACAGGTGGACAAACACTTGAGATATATAACACTAACTTAAATTCAAATAAGATACCGGCTATAACGGAAGCATTATTTAACGGAACCCCTGCTTTAAGCGTTACTTCTGATGGTATCCTCAAGGCCCCCCCATTTGCTATTGCTGGTGATAATGCCGCAAGGCGTCAATTACAGGTATTCCAAGACATTCCTTTCATACTTGAGCCAAACACTACTTATGCCTTGAAGATTACGCATCTAGATAGTGGGGCGAGACAATTTTCAATATTGTTTTCCGCCTATGAAAACATAGTGCCAAACACAACATTCGGACAAACCGAGGCCGCGCCATAATGATTATCGTGGAAGATGGAACAAATATACCTAATTCAAATTCCTATGTGACTGTCATAGAGCTAGATAATTTTGCAGCCTTGCGCGGTTACACCTTGCCAGCTTCAACGCCTGATAAAGAGGTTTTGCTAGTTAAAGGGGCGGATTATACAGAGTCATTCCGGTCTAATTACCAAGGCAAAAAAACATTTAGCAATCAATCTTTGCAATTCCCGCGAACTGGTGTCTATGTTGATTGCTACCCTGTAGGCGGTGAGACAATCCCGCAAGACTTAAAGAACGCCCAACTGCAGGCTGCTATCGAGGTAAGCATATCGGGCGGTGATATTCAGCCTAATACAAGTAAGAATATCAAGAAAGAGAAGGTGGATGTTATCGAGGTCGAGTACCAAGATGGCAACGGCTCGTTATACGCCCCAACTTTTCCTAAGGTAGACACTTACCTTGAGCCTTTGTTTAAACAAGGCGGCGGACTGCTTGTGGAGCCTATCCGATGAGCTTTAATTATGGGTCGCTGACTAACACTGCATCTCGTTTGATTAATGAGTTTGGCGCACAGGTAACAGTTAAGTTATTAACACTTGGAAGTTATGACCCGACAACTGGGGCTAGCGGTGATACTGAGCAGAATGTGCAGTTTAATGCCGTTCGATTGGATTTCAATAATTCAGATATTGATGGCACATTGATACAGCAAGGCGACTTTGAACTATTAATTGATGGTCAAACCGAATTAAAAAAAGATGATTCCGTCATTGTTGACGGTGTGTTGTACCGTTGCATTAATGTACGACCTTTGCAGACAGGCGACACCAGGTTGATTACTAAAGCGCAGTGTAGAAAATGACGTTCACGGCTAACCTAAACAAATACGCAGAGCAAACCAAAACCGACCTGGGTACGGCAAAGCGCGCCATTGTATTTAATCTGTTTAGTGAAGTGATAAAAAGGACGCCAGTTGATACAGGTCGAGCTAAAAATAATTGGTTTGTTTCTGATGGCGCACCTATCTTGCAAACCATAGACAAACCAGGGGCTAGTCGAATTGGGCAACTAGGGTCTGAATCTGCCAAGCAGCTTGGCAAAATAAATGAAAGCTTCGGCCTAGATATTTTAAGCAACAATCTGCCCTACATTCAAAAGCTAGAGTTTGGATCATCTAATCAAGCGCCAGCTGGTATGGTTAGAACAACACTAAGGCAATTTATTAAAATGGCGAATGCGCAGGGCTGGAAATGAGTACCTTTTTAAATATCAATAATGCCCTTGTTAAGCCGATTATGGATAATTCTAGCTTTGGTATCGAGTTTAATTTTGAGAATAAAAGCACAACAAATAATCCAGTTGACCAGCCATCGGCCCGCTGCTTTTTGATACCAGTTCAACCGGATCAAGTAGCACTTGGTCAGGATGGTTGTGATCGCCATAACGGGGTTTTTCAAATATCTTTGTTTTACCCTGAAAATAAGGGCAATATTGCCGCCATGAACAAAGCGGACGAAATAGCACAAGTCTATAAATCTGGTACGGTGTTTTCATTTGGTGG